GGTCCGTTCCCTTGATGATCTCCGCGAGAAGGGGCTTCGAGGCCTGCTCTGCGACCTGGGCCGTTGCGTCCGGATTGTATCCAGACGAGGTAAGGGCCTCTCTGTATGCGTTGACCTCTAGCGGGTCGGTAACATCGAAAACCAGCGCGGTGCCGTCAGCCAGGACCAAAAACACCTTGTTGTTTCTGTAGTCTCTTAGGGGGATGAACGGTGCCTGCCCGGCCTTCTTGTTTCTGTTTGCGGCCTGGACCGCCTGCGAGTACATGCTCAAGAACAGCCCCTCGTACCGGTCGCCTGACCCCGCCATTTCCGCCCTTTCCGAAGACGGCTTTGCCCGGGTGCTCCCCGGGGTTACGCTCCTTTTCTTTTTCGAGCGGCCTGCTGAGGCGATTGCGCTGGAGACGCCGGCCATTGCCTTTTGGGCCGCCAGCTTTCTTGGGTCAATAACGCCAGAACCCATCTCCGTGTCTTTGTGTGGTCCTCCGGCAACCTGCTTCGGGCCGGGCCTCTGCATGGACATGCCCATCATCTGGTCGAATGCGCTCGCTTGGCTGTAGTCCGGGCCACCATCGGGCCGGTGGTCGGCGTAGTATTGGTTTGATGCTCTAGGCCGGAGGTTTTGGTCGTCCGGGGTTGTGGGCTGGCGGTACACTCTCGACGAGGTCGTTTGCCCAGGTCGTCCAGCGGACCCGTCTGGCGGTGGCGCTGACCTGTCCAACTCCGCAACAGTGCCCGGGGGAGTCTGGGTCTGGTATTGGTTTGCTGGATCAACATCCTGCCCGGCGAAATATCTGGCCGGACCTCCGGCCGGGTTGGGCTGTTGGCCGACGATTGTTTGCAGGGGAAATGCCGCCATGTCTGTGCCCTGAATAAAGGCCGAGGGCCGCAGCGGGGCGTTGATGTACGGAAGTGGCGCTGGCGTAGAGCCCAGCCGTTGATCTCCAGGTGTCGCAATCTGCCGGAGCTTCTGGTTGTCGGCAAGCAGCCTCTGAATAAACTCCAGCAAGGCGCGCTGGTTGGGCGGGGCCACCCCGATACCTTGCGGCGGAGCCTGGGTCTGGGTGACGTTGGGCGAGTAGCCAATTCCTGGAGGCATGTCTTACTCCCAAATCGTGGTTGGCATGGCGATCTCTGGGCCGTCCTCTTCCGCCGGATAGCGCTCGTTTGGCCCCCACGTAACACAAGTGTCCGTGTTGTTGGAAGAGTCGTACTCTGGGAGCGACTTGGCAAGAGAAAGTCTTGAAATCTGCTTGATTAGCTCGCTTCGCTCCAGGTCGTGCGCCCTTCTGATCGAAGAAACCGCAGTCCTGTTTGTGTAATGCTCAATGATGAGGGCAACCGCGAGCAGAGTCACAATGGACCAGGGAAGCGTCAACATGGGCACCTACAGCAGGCCGAGGCGAAGGAGGTTGTCTGGGATGGACTCCGACCCATCTTCCTCTAGATCTTCATAGACATCCGACACCTTTGTCCAGACTATTCTGGATTTTTTCTGCTCTGGCTTGAATTGATCGTCCAAATCTGAGTCCTCGTCGTCCAGCAGGCAGCCAATCATCATCGCGAAAACGTAGTCGTCGTTTTTGCCGTCCATTGCCTGGGGCTTGTTGGTAGACGCTGAATAGCAGAAGTGCCCCAGTTCGTCCAGGAGGCGCTCGTCGTGGATGACGATAGACCTTGACCCGCCCCGAAGGTATTTGCGGGCGGCGCTGATTAGCATCGGCCGACTCTTGGCGGTCGTCTCAAACCCCAGCGTGTTCCTGATGATCTTGCCCTCGGCCCTCGACCACTCCAACTGCCTATAAATACAGGGATATGCGAGCTTTCTTAGCTCTTTCAGGGTGTGCCTTCCGTATGTGTTGGACTCCGGGCAGACAACCCCGTTGTTGTAAAGCCTTCCCAGCAGATCGAGCATAACGGCCAACTCGTCGGGGTCTGGGCGGCCCCTATAGGAGGCGGCCTGCTCCAACATGCGACCACGTCGGCACCAAACAGAGATGACGCTGAAGTCCTGTGCCGTCCCGCCGGAGCACACATCTGCCGTGATGATGTACCTTTCGTTTGCCTCTGGTTCTAACCAGCGTAAGAACTGGCCGTTTTCGTCGGCCTCAACACGGATGCTCCCGTCCTTTTCAACAAGGTCAAAGGCGGTCGGCTCAAACACGTTTTTGTGCTGTTTTTCCAGATGCTTGTGCGAGAAGACTGTGCGCCCGGAGGCAAGAAAACAGGACACGTCGTCGTCGGGGTATTCCTGGAGAATTCTCTCCTCATCGCCGTCGCAAACGTTCCTAAACGTGTTCCCCCACCAAAGCCACTGCCCGCAGTCGAGGCCGAGCCTTCCGATCCTATCGTAATCGTCAGCAACAAACCCGCCGCGCTCCCTTACGTCCCTCTTGCCGGTGGCCCTCCACTCGTCCCACGCTTCGCGAACAGACTGTGTTGGCCTGACCGAGTTGGTCGGAACCGCGTGCCACGGAACAAACCATGCCTTGTAATCGCTCTTCCCAAGCTTGGCGCGCTGGTACTCCTCGTAAAAGTAGCCCCCCTTTCCATTCGGGGTGGACTCGAAGATCACAATCTTCCACGGCCCCAGCTTGACGGTGGACTTGACGCCGGTAACCAGATCTCTGGCCGCCTGATAGAACGCCGGCTCCGAAAAATGCACCGCCTGCAGGGTCTTTGAACGACCCTTCTTCGCCGAAACAGCCTTGGTTCCCGCGGTTGCGATCCGAACAGACGACCCGTTCTTCCAGAACATGCCGAGCTTCCTCGACGATCGATCTTGGTCCGGCTTGATGTCAGCGCTCATGTTGTCGTACATGAACTGGTACTTGGAGAGAAGCGTGTCCGTCGAGTCCTCGTCGTGGGAAATTACCATGGTCTGGTAGTTGTCCATAAACGTGCAGAGCCACGTAATCAGAGCGGCGACCCAGGTCGAAAAACCAGCCTCCTGCCGAAGCTTCAGAATGATGAGCAGAAGTGGTTGGCCGGAAAACAGCCGCTTAATCGCATAGTCTGTGACCCGGACCTGGGGGTCATTCAAAACAAACGGCACCGACTGGCCGGCCTGATTTGTAATCCGAACCTCGTTCTCGCAGAAGAAGGCAAAGTCCCTGGCCAACTCCAGGACGTACTCCTCGTCGAGTTGATCGGCATCAGAATAGTAGTGGTGGAGGTACTGGGCCTTCTCGACGATGTCCAGGGGGAAGGTGTCCTTGCTGTCAGTCGACATACTCGCGCCTCTTGGCGGTCATTGCCCTGACCCTCTGCATCTTCTCGTCCTTCGTCCTCTCCGGGGCAGAGACCGCAATCTTCATGCACCGGTCGAACCACTCCGCCTCCGCCTTCGTTTTATTGCCTTCGACAGCATCAGCAAGCCGAAGTAGGGCAAAATCAGCCATCTTCTTGACAGCCTCGTTCTGAAAACGCAACGACGCAAATGCTCGCTCAACCTCATCGACCGCCCCTGCTGACATGCCGCACCTCGTTGTGCCCGCCCAACGGCAAGGGGCCGGAGCTACCGACCGCATCCTGGAAGGAGATGGGGCCGAAGGGCGAGCGAGCAAAGCCTACCACAACCGCAGAAAATACCGCAAACGGCCTGTTTTTGATCATAAAATGCACGTAGGACACAGCCTGTCCTATAGGCAAGAACCCCAACAATTCCAAGGGGGAGACCCCTGTCCGTCAGTGAAATGTCACAGAAGTGTCACAGAAATGTAAAAGTTATGTAAAAGGTGACTTGACAGGTTGTGGTGTACGGGGACCCGGGGCACACTTTGGGGTGCTGCATTGTATGTCCTGACCGTAGGTCGGACACCTGAATTCCAGAGGAATACGGGTGTGGCACCGGAGCGGAAGGACCAATATATCCCCTGCACTGATGGGCGGCCAAAGCCACGAACCCCATTGCCCCTTCATAAGCGATCGGTAAGGCTGCTGAAAACCGGTAGCTTCCCCGCAGGGCTTTGCAAAATACAGATATATCGGGTGTGGGGGTTTCAAATAAAAGGCACCAGCGCGAGGCGGCGAGGGCCCCTTACCCGGCCCCCTGCACACGTTATATATATACACGCAGGTTTGTGCTGCCTTCACATATCCTAACCCCGCGGAATCCTTGAGTTGTGGGTGTAGTTTGCTGTAGGGGGAGTGTGCTGGGCGGCGGAGGGAATGGGACATTGACCCCAGGCCCCCTACCTTTTGATCATAATCCCAAACGCTGCACTGAAACCCCAGTACCCCATTCAGCCAAACGGGAGACGGGGGGTTTTACACAGCTATTACAAAGCAGAGCAGTCCTTCATCCGCAGTCGATATCCTGGTCGTTTCAGGCCTTTCCTTCCTGTTGACGGCCTTGACCGCTAGCACGGCCTACTGTAAAAGGGGGGTCCGTCTGCCGGTTGCGCGCTGGGTAAGGCGAGGTGGACAAACCCACCGTGAGCTTGAAAACCGAATAAACCCGGAGTCTCGGAGTAACTGAGTACCCCAGTAAGCGCTGCACGGCGCCGACCGTAGGGTGGAGCACGGAACACCGTACCACTCGCGTCTTTGACAATCGGCGGGCACCTCTGTAGGTGGACATGCGAAAGGCAGGACAGTCGCTGGGGGCACACATCGCTGGGAAGCGACCCCGACTAGGCCAGACAATGCAATGGGACTCTCTCGAATCTCTCTCTCTCTCTAATGGGCCTCCGGTCCTGCCTTTGGGCAGGGCTGGGGGCCCGCCAATGCTTCCGACTACCGGTCGGCGGCATCGGCCGGCAAATCAATCCTGGTTTGCTGTTTATGAGAGGGAATGATGAGAAAAATTGAAACCAGAATCAACGACATTGTGCTGGGTTGTCTGCGTGGTAAGTACGCCAAGTCGTTCGACAAGCAATTGACGAAACGGGACCGTATTCGATACCAGCGGGAGGCCTGCACCGTCGACGTGTTCCTGTGGAACAGCATCATTGCAACGTTCGCGGTACCAGGACCGATACGGTCAATATCCGCGACTACATGCAGCATTTCACACTGCGGATACGAAACGTCGACTACCAAGTCCAGGTTGAATGCACTGCTGAAGGCCTTTCACCGCGATGACGCAAGTCTGTTTCAGCGGGACTTCGTCTGGCATATCAGCGTCGACACCCCAACCCGACACAAAACGGCCAAGTTCGACAGACTGACCACCAACGGTGGTCGGTACAGGTTTCTCGTTCACTGTTGAGTGTTTCTAGTCTGCACAAGCCTCCGGGTTTGTGCAGGCAATGAAGCCCTGCAATTTCGCAGACTTCGAATAGAGAGGGAATGAAAATGAAAACCAATTCAACCAGTTGGCTGCCAGCATACATCCGCAACAGCGATATTCGACCTCCGGAAGGGCGCCCAGAGCGCATCAAGGAAGCCCTGCTGCGGTGGTTCAATGTCGGCGGCAAATACGACCAGGACATCGTCATCGAAGACGACGCCGCGGTCTACTCCGACACCGTCCGGGGCGGCTACTGGGTAAGAGCGGCCGTGTTTGTGCCGACCACAGAGACCTTCTAGCCTTCTAGGCTGCACAATCTTCGGATTGTGTAGCCGATGAAGTCTTGCAATGTCGCAGACTTCGAATAGAGAGGGAGCACAAGATGGCAACTCAACGACAGAAAGAGCAGGTTGCTCGTAAGGTGGCGAAAGCATTGGCGAAGGTTAGCAGTCTCGGCGCGGGACAACAGTTCGGCGTCGACAAGCCGCAGAGCGTTGCCAAGCGAGCACAAAACCTGCTCGACAGCAGCGGTCAATATGGGGCTTACATCGTGCCCGGTGACCCGAATGAGTGGTCTGGCGGCGAACCGCTGGCTACCATCTATATGGAGCAGCACGGTGGCCCCGGAGACTGTGTCCTGCCGCTAGACTACTACAACTTCGGCGACGAGGACTCCTGCAAAGCCAGCGCCTTGCTAGGCAACTACTTCATTGAATTCAACAATGCGGCGGTTGCTCACGTTTGGCCGGTGTAGTTTTCTAGGCTGCACAAGCCTTCGGGTTTGTGCGGCCGATGAAGCTCTGCACGACAGACTTCCGCATACCATTCCGGTGTGCGCTTTAGAGGGAGAGAATCATGACAAACCCAACAAGTATCGAAAGGCTCCGCTATCTGGCACGTGAATTGCGTTCCGGAAAGCACGAGGAGACGGCCGGCAGCCTTAAGCTGGGCGGCCAAAGGTGTGCTCTTGGCGTTGCCTGCGACATCATACTCAACGAAAGCCAGACAGGCCTGGAATGGAGCCCGGTAGAGGAGGGAGCCCGGTGTAACACCTTCTGGTGTCCCGAAACAGGCGAACGGCATTCCGCGATGGATGAGGTCCGACTGTACTTCATGGTTCCAAACGACGCGATTTGCCGAATTGCTGGGGCCAATGACGAGGCCAACGAAGGCGAAAGGCACGCCGCGGCGGCAAAAGCGATTGACCGCATCATCGGCGACTGAGTGTGTTTCTAGGCTGCACAATCTCCGGATTGTGCGGCCGATGAAGCATTGCTTCCGCGTCCCGTTTGGGACGTGCACATTGGAGAGAGGGATATGTTTACTGAAACACAAACGGAAAGGCTCAAGTATCTGGCTCGCGAACTGCGGTCCGGCAAATACCCTGAGTGCGCTGGGCAACTGCGACGAGGCGAGCGTTTCTGCGCTATCGGTGTCGCTTGCGACATACTTGTGAACGAGACGGACAAGGGTTTGTGCTGGGAAGGCGACGAGGCTGGCAAGCGGCTTGCACATGCCGATGAACGGCATGGTGCCGCTGATTGGTCAAAGCAGGTCGGCGGCTACTTCGGCTTGTCCACAAACGAGGCCCTGTCCATCGCTGATGCCAATGACCACGGCGCGAGCGCCGGAATGCGACACGAGGCCGCGGCACGGGTCATCGATGCGCTGGTCGACAGCTAAGCCTGTTTCTAGTCTGCACAAACCCAAACAGTTTGTGCAGGCAATGAAGCAACGCTTCCTTGCGCCATTTGGCGCATGAATAGAGAGGGAGATACTATGTTCAACGACCCGAAGGGCCTTATCGGCCGACCGGACACGTCCACCAGGAAGGGCCGACGGTACTACCGCAAGCTCTGCCGCATTGCCGCCAAGAAGGCCCGTCGAGCCCTCTTCCGGCGCGACCGGAGCCCTGCTCCCCCGCCCTGCTGGATGTGCCTCGACGCGGCCGCCCAGTGGTGCCCGGAGTGCTAGTCTGCATTCCCCAGTCTGCACAATCTCCGGATTGTGCAGGCAAGGGAGTGTGTAATGTCGGCTGGGAATTTCCCCAGCAGTCTCGCAGACTTCAATGAGAGAGAGAAATGCAAATTACATCCAGAAACGGATACTCTCCGCAGCCCGGAGAGCGTGTCCGCATCTACTGGAATTTCCACAAGAAAACCTACTCCATCCAGGCCAAGCGCAAGGGTCGGTGGGTTGTCGTTGGCTACTCGGACCAGTTTGTGGTTGTCGACGTCTCGTTTGTGGTCTCCGATGCGGGTTGGCGGCGGGTGCTGCGGTCCGGCAGAAAGAACGTTCATGCCTTCATTTGCGGGGAGTGGGCGGGCGGCGACGTGGCCGACGCAACTGCAAGGATTGGCGCTATCGCTGGCTATGTGGTCACATACAACCCGCTCAGGGGTCCGGCGTTTAGAAGCCAGGGCGCGGAAATCAACACCTCCGGTGTGGTGGTCGGAAGAGTCTTTGCCGACGTCGCAATCCCCTGGGTCATCGCACAGCCGGAAAACAGAACCGCTGTTTGATGTTTCTAGTCTGCACAATCTTCGGATTGTGCGGGCAATGAAGCCGACAAACGGTTTCCGCATGCCATTTCAGCATGCGCTTTAGAGGGAGAGACTTATGTTCACAAAGCAGCAAAAAGAGCGGCTTACTGAGTGTGTTGAACTGCTGGAGACAAACCAATATCCGGCGGGCATGTCGCGGACGACGCTTCGCTCGATCGAGCGAGGTGAGGCGCAGTTCTGTGCACTTGGGGTTCTTTTGGACACCGTTGTCAAGGAGGACGCGACCCTCCGGTGGGGAGACGGATACTGGGACAGTGATGTGATTTACCAAGACGACGGCCCCGGAGAGACATATCGGGTGTACCTGCCCGACATGCTTGAGAGCGCCTTTGGTCTGGGACCGGGGTTGTATGAGCAGGTACTTCAGGCCAACGATGGCGTCGACGACGTCGCAGAGGCACACCGGGAGGCCGCCAAGGTCATCCGCAAGATGCTGGAAGAGTAGTGTGTTTCTAGGTCGCACAAACCCAAACAGTTTGTGCGGCCGATGAAGCGCGCAACCGAAGCTGGACCATTTCGGTCTGGCGGTATGTGCGGTTCAGTGGAGAGAGAGATGACTGCGAATGTAGAGACCATGATGTATGCCGGGCAAACACCTTGGCATGGCCTTGGAGTCCACGTCGGCGACCTTGCCGTTACAGCCCAGGAAGCCATTGTGGCGTCCGGGCTCGACGACTGGCACATCGAACAGCGACCACTGCAGTATCCAGGCCCCGGGTTCCAGCCCGTGGCTGCCGGTAATGGAATGGCGCTAGTGCGGGTCAATCGGCCGGGCACTCCCGCGTTTGCACAGTTTGGCGCTGAGGTTTGGTTTGCTAACCAGACCAAGGCCTACAATATCGTGCAAAATCGAGATGCGTTTGACTGGGTCGACAAGTATGGCTTGAAGGTCGAGACCGCAGGAAGCCTTTTGGAGGGTCGCAAGATTTGGATTTTGTGCCCTATCAACGGGACGTTCCAGCCGACGGCTGGCGACGAGCACAAGGCCTATTTGCTGTTTGCCAAAGGGCACGACGGTAAAATGGGGAATGTGGTCAAGCTCGTCATTGAGCGGGTCGTCTGCTGCAACACGCTTGCGGTGGCCCTGTCGGAAAAGGGAATTCAGTGCAAAGCAAGCCATCGCAAGAATGTGATGGCGAGGCTGGATGACTTTGGACAGTTGGTTGGCCTCGTTGAGAAAAAGGTCAGCGATTACGCCGCCCTGGCGACGATGCTGGCTGGCAAGGTGATGACCGCGGCTGCCTGGGATGAGTTTGCTCTGCAGATTGTCCCCAACCCGGTCAAACGGCCGGATGGGACGCTTCCCAGCACGGTGAAGGCAGAGAATAAGCGCTCTGTCCTGCACAAACTGTTCAACAGCGGGCGTGGCAACGCGGGCAAGACTGCCTTCGACGCCTTGAACGCTGTAACGGAGTGGACTAACTATCACTCTGTTCCTAGCCAAGACCAGTCAAAGCGGCTGGATTCGGCGTGGTTTGGCAGGGGCGACGGGCTCAACCAGCAGGCTGTTCAGGTGCTCCAGAATATGTACGCATAGACTGTGGCCTCACCAGGGCGCATGAGCTTCGGCTTGTGCGTCCGACTGAGGTTGGCAGGGTGCCGCCAATTTCAATTGGAAATAAGCGCACCACAATGGAGAGAGAGATGAAAAAGGAAAACAATGACATTCTGAGCACTTACATCGTTGCGACGATGGTGTATTCGGAGGCCTGCAACAAGGCGGAGCGAGGCGCACGCGACAAATTTGAATTCTCAGTGAGCTATGCTGCTGCGGATTCTCTTTCTGCCGCGAACGCAAAGCTTGGCGCCCTGGCCGACAAGTTCCCGGGATGCATCCAGAATGCTCGCGAGAAGATGGGCTCGATGGCTGGCGACCCTGCTGGCGTGCGGTCTGTCATCACCGCGGACCTGAAGCGGAAAAACCAGGAGCTTACTGAGCGTCTGGAGGCATTGCGAGACAAGTCTGGGACCGCCGGCCTGCAGGCAACCAAGCGGCTGGACCGTGCCAACGCCAAAATCAAGAGCCTCCAGAAGGAGCTTGAGGCCTCGCGGGCCGGCGTTGAGGCTGCCTGTCGAGAGGTGCTGGAGGAAGCCGGGGTTGACCGGTCGGTCGAGACCGTCAAGCACCTCCCCAAGCCCAGCCCGGTAGCGCGGGTTGCTGACGTGGCGCAGGCTGCGGGGGAGGATATGCCGGACGCGGAGGAGCTTGCTCGCCTGTTCCCGGGCATCCCAGAGTCCTCTTACGAGTGGGCCTGGAATAAGCTCCAGCAGGACAAGGGCTGGAATTCCTTGGAGATTGACTAGGGCATCTGAGGAGCGGGGAGACACCTCCCCGTTCCGACTGTTGTCAGCTAGACAACCGGCGCGCATTTGTGCGCTGAACCAGAGAGGGAGATATGGAGTTGAACACAATTAGCCAGAAAGAGTTGCGCGAGTCCTTCGGGGCCAGCTTCAAAAAGTTGCGCGCAAGGTCGTGCGAGCCCGGAACCCTGATACACATTCACGGTGAAATAGACTACTGCTCGCTTGACCTTGAGTACAAGCACTACAACACAGAGGGGCAGCCGGCCACATCGGACGGAATGCTCTTGCGCATTGTCTGGGCCACCGTGCGCTATGAGCCGGGGTTTAGCGTGCCCTGGACGGTGAAGGAGGGCAGCCCGGTCTACTGCCGCGAAAGGTACTGCTTTTACCCTGACGCCGCCTTTGATCTCGATTGCATTGACTCAGGGCCAGAGGAGAATGCGAAATTCTGCGCCTAATCAGCGAGGAAAACTAGGGTTAGCTTTTCCCAGTCTGCATGAACTTCGGTTCGTGCAGGCAAGGAAATCTGTAACCAGAAGCAAGTCCACTTCGGGCTTGCAGCGTGCGGTTTCAATGGAGGGAGAGATATGAGTAGGGATGAATACCCGCCCGAATACGATGGTGGTGACTATTGCGACGTGTGCGGTGGCTGGATTGGTGCTACACGCAGAGCCCCTCGCGGGCGCGAGTGCGAGTGCCCAGAGTGCCCGAAGTGCGGAGCCGCTGGCGACATCGAGTGTTACGACAAGGGTCACATGGAGAGGGGCAACCGCGCCTTCAATCTTGCTGATTTGGCGGCGCACCTGTGTGCGCCGCGAGACACGGCTGCATCGATTGCCAAGAGGCTGTTCAAGGATACACGTTGCGGCATCAGCTTCTACGCTTACCCAGACGGACACCAAGTGTTGGTTGCTGGGTACGCGGAGGGGGCTGGCGATGCGTACTGCGAGCCCATTATCTTGGCGTTCCCGATCGACCTTGACGAGTTTGACAGGGCGGTCGAGCAGGCAGACCAAGAGGGGTGTGACCTTTGGGATGAACATCACTGCCACGCCTGTGGCGCCGAAAAGGGATACGAAGAGAATTGCGAATCGTGCCCCGCAGTGGAGTGACATCTGAGGAGCGGGGAGACACCTCCCCGTTCCGACTGTTGTCAACAGGCACGAGAGAGAGATTTGCAATACACAATTCGCTGTCAAAACATATTATGGGGCTGGCCGCCTCTCCCTCAAGGGTGCTGTTTCCTGCGAACTCCAAGCGGCGGCTGCATGTACATATGGAGCGCATAAACAGCGGCGAGCGGTAGCGTCGTCATGGGGCCTGCGAGCAAGGCCTCTCCTACCGCACCCCTAGGGGGTGCTAGACATTAGCACATACCTGTGATAGTAAACAGCCTGGAAGGAGGTTTCAATGGGCAAAGAAAGCAGAGCACGTCGTCGGTTTGTCCTGATTTGGCAGACCAGCGAATCGTTGGACGAGGTCGTCCGGAGGCTGGGGGTCCCAAAGGGCATCGCCAGCAACCGGGCCACACGCTACCGACGGAGGCATGGGGTCCCGCTGCAGGTGTTCAAGCCGGCCGGCCGCAAGGGGGTCGACTGGGCGGAGCTTGCTGAGTACGCGGCCTCGCTTGGCACCACCCTCAAATGAGCGGCGAGGGGCCACCACCATGTGGCTGCGGTAAGCCGGCGTACCTGCGGGTTGACCTTGGCGCATTCCAGTTCACCGGTATCGATCACATCGATGCCTGCCTGGGGTGCGCCAAGGGCCGTTGGCGCGAGCACATCCACCACGCGGTCTGCGTTGGGGTCAAGCTCCCCCGGTACCTGCCAGACGGCAGCCTTGGAGAAAACATATTTCCGCGGGAGGTATGCTTCTGCCGATACCAGCGACTGACGCTCCGTGAGGGCTCAATTGCCATCGCCGCTGGCACGGGGCCACGGGAGATTGTGACGGCCAATGTCCAGGAGGGCCTAGGGCTCTACCGGAAGGGCGTCCACAACTGGGTCGTCATCCACACCCTCTCCGGCGGCTATGTCGCGACCGGCATACGGGCAAAGTGGCGGGCAATAAAATGCATTTCACATTTGCTACCCCTGCTGGACTGGCGTGAGGGTGAGGGCATAATTCTCCGCAAGATTGTGTCCGACCCGGACCTAGCCCTCCTGCTGGCCCTCATCACCGAGCGGGCGATGAGCCGGACGCTTGGCGAGAGGTCAATGGGCCGGAGAAAGAAGAGGCGAGGCAGGCCGCTCAAGCGGCGCAAGAAACAGCGGGTCAAGCTGATACGCGGCCAAAAATACGAAGACTGGATACGAAAACACGGGGTTATTTTGAAGCCCAAGGAGGACGAGTGAAAGACGGAATCTATTTTGGAATGCCGGACCACGAGTACCGGTCCATTGACGCCTACGGGTCGACAGTCATCAAGACTGCCGCCAGCCTGTCGGTCAAGCACGCCAGAACCAAGAGGCCAGACTCCGCAGCGCTGTCTCGTGGGAGGCTAATTCACACCATCGTTCTGGAGCCGGACGAGATGGACAAGCGGTACGCCAAGCAACCGGCCGGACACGGCGGCAGCAAGGCGGTGAAGGAGGCCAAGGCGGCCATCCGGGAGGCCGGGCTGGAGCCGGTCGCGCCAAGCGACTGGGTCGCGGCTGAGAGGTGCGGTCGGGCGGTAAGGGACAACCCTGTTGCCGGGCCTATCTTCACGCAGGGCGAGCCGGAGGTGACCGTCGTTTGGACCCACGAGTCTGGAGCCACGCTCAAGGCCAGAATCGACTGGCTTGACACGGAGAACCTAATCGCAGTTGACCTCAAGTCCTGCGGAACGCCGGGAGCGGTCCACCCAGGCAAGTTTTTGAGAGAGGTTTTGAGATACAAATACGCCGCGCAGGCGGTCCACTACATGGCCGGGCTGGAGGCCATAACGGGCGACGCCTATAGCTGGCGGTGGGTCGCTGTTGAGGCGCAGCCGCCTCACGCAGTTACGGTTTTCGATTTGGGACCAAAGCTCTGGCGGGAAGGAATCGAACTTTGGGAGACCGGCGTTGTCCGGCTTTTCGAGGCCGATGAGATTGAGGAAAACACCACGTGGCCGGCGCGTGTCTACACTTTGGACGTAAGGTAGCAAGAGGTAGTAAGAGGTAGTAAGAAGTAGCAAGAAGTAGCAAGAAGGAGGAAGAATGGGCAAGAAGGACTACCGCCTCAAATGCAGCGTTGCCCTCCTGGGCAGCCTTGTGG